ATGGCAGGGGAGTGGACGATCCGTGAGCTCGCGCGCAAGGCCGGGGTGTCGCGCAAGAGCGTGTGGGCGTGGATCGACGCACAGGGTTGGGCGCGGCCGGTGTCGGGCCCGTGGATCCTCGACGGGGAGCGGGCGCGGCTCGTGCTCGAGCGGTTCGAGCAGACCGCCCCGCTGCGCACACCACGCGAACCCGTCCCATGCAGCATCGAGGGCTGCGAGCGGACGCGGGCCGGGCTACAGGACATGTGCAAGATGCACTACCAGCGCCGCCTGCGCACGGGTCGCACCGAGCGTTCGTCCGGAGGTGACTGGCAGACCGCCAAGACTCACTGCCCGGCCGGGCACGAGTACAGGCCGGAGAATATCTACCGCTTCCCGTCCGACGTGGGCACTCGGCGCCGGTGCCGGACGTGCCGCATCGCGCAGTCGTCGGTGAGCAAGAAGCCGAGCTAGCCTCGAAGCGTGGACGGGCAGCCGGATCGGGCACTGCCTCCCGAGACTCTCTCTGACCTGATCGGCGTGCTCGCAACGCTGACGGGCCACATCCTCGCGCACAACGTCGACGCCGGGATGCTCTCGTCGCTCGCAAGGCGACTCTCGCTGCCGCCTGACCAGGCTGGAGAGCGCGAGGTCGCCCAAGCTCTCGACGAACTCGTCCAGCAACTTTGCTCCGCACTCGGCGAGGACGACGCGCCTACCGCCTGACGACGGCGCCCGCCCAGACCCAGGCCGTATCAGGGTGGCCGAAGCGGTCCATGTAGCTGATGTGCACGGCGCGCTTGGTCCAAGCGATCGCGTCGGCGTCGATCTCGAACTCGTCGCCCTGCATCGTCACGATCCAGGCCCGGACCGGCATCGGAGTCTCCGGCGTCGTGACCTCGTGCCCGTACTGCTTCGGGTTGAGCGTGCGGGCCCGCTTCGGGAACGGGGTGTTGCCGGTCGGTCTGCTCACCCGACCAGCGTATCGAACATATGTTCGAAGATGCTTGTCGGATCGGCGCAGGCTGCGGTCGCGAGTCCGACACGGGGCAGGCCATGGATGAGGTGAAGTATCAAGAGCGGTCGTGACAGGCGCAGTGGCGATCTGCCATGCTTCGTTTCCGACGGGCGTGTCGTGACAGTTGGTGTCGCCACACTGTGATCTTGCTAACAGGCAGCACCCAGGTTGGTGTGTCACCATGCGAAGGACGGTAGGTACTGGCGATGGGGGGACGGGCCAAGCATTCCCGGCCTGAACTTGAGGAGATCATTCGATCGCTCGAGGCTCAAGGTTGGGTGGTCGAGAAGGGGCGAAAGCACTTCAAGGCCAAGTGCGGCTGCATCGACAAGCACATCAAGACCATCGCTTGTACGCCGTCGGATCCGAACTATCCGCGCAATCTGCGCGGGAAGCTCAAGCGGGACACCTGTTGGAAGGAAGGAGGAAGTAGCAGATGAACATCGATGTGATCTGCACCTTCGAGGACGCTGATGGCAGCGACGAGCAGTTCGAGGACTTCCTCGACTCGGTCCTCGACGAACTCGAGAAGATCGGTCGGGAAGACATCGACTTCAGCGCCAGCATCACGCAGCGAAAGGCCACCTTCACGGTATTCGGCGCCGACGAGGCGGACCCGGAGATCGACAAGTTCCACAGTGATCTCCGTACTGCGCTGCACGCGGCCCACTGCATCACGGAGGGCTGGGAGAAACCATCTCTCTCGCTCCGTGCCGACAGCGAGAACTCGGCCCTGGTCTAGGACGCAACGAAGCCCCGCCCTCCCGAAGGAGGGCGGGGCTTCGTCATGCACGGGTCAGGTGAGGTCGTCCGGGCGGAACATCGCGACGAAGTCGGAGCCGTCGAGCTGGACGCCGTAGTGCCAGCCGTCCTCGCGCTGCTCGACGTAGAAGACCCTGCCGCCCTGGCCGGTGGCCGCGATGGTGACGTGGTCGCCGCGCTGCAGGACGCCGGGCGGGGTACTGGAGGTCTGGAGCGGGGTGGAGGACAGGCCGAGGTGGCGCAGCCAGGCGTCGACGGCGGGGATCGCCATGATCCGCGCCATGGCCGCCGAGACCGCGGCGAGGACGGCAGCCGCGCCAATGACCCACGCGAGCCACGCCTCGGGCAGGTACCCGGAGAGCTCCTCGTGCAGGATTGCCGCGACAATCGGGGCGACGACCCCGAGGACGAGGATGACGGACAGGGCGTTCTGGACCGCGGTGCGCCGGGATGCACGCACCGGGTAGGCCTGCTGGGTCGGAGTGGTGGTCATGGGTGAGTCCTTTCTCAGCGGGAGCCGGGGGCCTTGGGGATGGCGTCGAACTCGGCCTGAGGCATGGTGGTGAAGGACGAGCCCTGGTCGGTGTAGACGGTGTACTCGGTGCTGGTGATGTAGCGGCGCAGGCCGGTGCTGGGTTCCAGGACGTAGATCGCGGGGGACAGGTTGCCCTTGATGAGGTGTGCCATGTCGTTCCTTTCGGGGTGGGTGTCGGCGCTGGGGAAGTACTCCCAGTGCCAGGGTTCGTCGATCGTCTTGCCTGCTTCGTTGTTCCAGCCGTGGCGGGGGGCGACGGCTGTCAAGATCGCGTAGTAGTAGCCGGCGAAGCCGCCGAGGCCGTCGGCGTCGACTGCCAGGCCCCAGCCGTGGTTGGAGGTGCCGGGGATGGCGGCGGCGGAGGTGCCGGGTTTGCGCCAGTACGCGGTCCCGTTCCACACGCGCCGGTCGGTGCGCCCGGGGGCGTACTCGATGTAGGTGGTCTGGTAGCGGTCGAGGAAGATCGCGACCTGGTCGTCGTAGGACCGGTAGGAGTCGGACAGGTCGATGTTGATGCCGGTCCTGCAGCGGAAGGCGGCGTTGACGCGGTTCCAGGAGCGGGCGGCGTCGGGGCGCAGCCGGTGGTTGGAGGCATAGAACAGGGCGGCGAGCTCGCTCGGGGGCAGGCGTCCGTTGTCGGCCATGGTCAGGCTCCCTTGAGTCGTTCTGCGAGGGCCTCGACGACGGCGTCGCCGAGGGTGGTGCGCAGTGCGGTCGCGAGGTGGTCGATGTCGATCTCGCCGGTCTCGATGCCGTCGACGCGCGCGACGAGCTGGTGGAACGCGCTGGACGTCTCGGCCACGGCGCGGGCGGTGGAGGCGGCGATGTCGTCGCGCAGGATCTGGCCCTCCGCGGTGGTCAGGACGGTCGCGACGCGCCCGTCGGGTGTGCGCAGGTTGGGCAGGACGCCCATGACGCGGTCGGCCGCCTCGACCAGGCGCGGTCGCTGAGGGTCGAAGGCCTCGAGGATCTGCAGGATCCTGGGGACCTTGGAGTAGATGTCGGCCAGGGCTGCGTTCTGTGCTGCGTCCATGTCGTCCTCCGGGGTGATGGGGGCTGGTCGGCCCGGGATGGTGGGGGTAGTGATCGGGCCGCCGGTGCCGCCGCCGGGCTTGGCGACGGTCGTGGTGGTGAGGTCGATGCCGCGGGCCCGTAGGTACGAGACGGGGTCGACCTGAACGCCGTTGATGAGCACCTCGAAGTGCAGGTGCACCGTTGGGGCGCCGGAGTTGCTGGCGGCGGCGACGCGCTGCCCGCCGACGACCTTCGCGCCAACGGCGACGGCGATCCCGACTCGCTGCATGTGCGCGTACCGGGTCCAGACCTTGCTGCCGTGGTCGAGCTCGAGGACCCACGCGTTGAGCGGGGTCTTGTAGATGCGGCGCACCGTGCCAGCGGTTGCGGCGTAGATGTCGCTGGTGACGCCGAGGGTTCCGGCGCGCAGGTCGACGCCGAGGTGGTTGCGGGACGCGTTAGGGGCGTTCGCGATCGGCCCACGTGGACCGAAGGGGCTGGTGATCGGCCCGCTGGGGGCGTTGGGGCGGTGCCACGACATGGGTGCCTCCTGGCATGACGAAGGCCCCGACGTTGTGCGTATCGGGGCCCGGGCGGGGTGGGTCAGTTGGTGGGGTCGAGGTGGTCGTCAAGGCGTTTGGCCAGGACGGCGTGCTCGCGGCGTTGCTCGGCGTCGCGGCCTTCCATGCGTTCGTCGAGTCGGGCGAGGGCGTCGGTCTGCTGGCGCTGGGTGTGGCGGATCCCGCCGATCTCGGAGTCGTGGCGCTTCTGGCCCTCTTCGAGGCGCCCTTGGCCAGCCGCGACGTCACGCAGCGTCTCGTGCACGGCGGTGAGTTCGTCGCGCAGGTTCGGGTACTCGGCGTCCGCGTGCTCGTTCGCGGTCTGCTCGCGGGCCTCGCGGGCATCGACCGCGACCGCGTCGAGCTTTCGCTGCATCGGGCGCTGAGCCAGCACGGTGGTCCCGCTGGCGATTAGCGCCAGAAGGACGACGGCGAGCAGCCAGGCCCACCAGGGGGTGCCAGCGGGTGGGGGCGTCATGGGCTCACCGGCCCATTGCGATGTAGGCGATGCGCAGGCCTGCGGAGTTCGCCAGAGGGACGCCGGAGGAGCTGTAGGCGCGGAAGGTGATGCGGGTGCGGTCGCTGCTGACGGCGGTGTACTTGATCAGGACGGGGCCCAGGACGTCTTTGTCGGTCGCGTCGGTCAGGATCGCGGTGTACATCTGGACTGGGAACGCCTCGGCGAAGACGATCTGACCGTCGCCGCCGGCGTTGGTCGGGGCCACGACGTCGCCGGCCTTGATCCAGGCGTCGGGCGAGGTGGTGCCTGCGATGTCGATGCGGGCCCCGACCGGGCGCCAGTTCGTCCCGTCGAGGGTGCGTTCGAGCTCGCGCCCGGCCGGGGCGTCGATGCGGTGGGCGTAGAGGGGCTCGGTCGGGGTCGGGGAGACTGCGGCGGCCAGGGTGGCGCGGTCGGTGGTGTTCGCGACGGGGACGATGATGCGGCCCTCGAGGGATCCGGCGAGGTCGCGCATGTCGCCGTCGGGGTCGAAGACGTCGGTGCCGGCCGGGACGATGAGGCCGGTGGGTGTGGTCGCCATGGTTAGCGCCTCCAGTCGAGCTGTAGCTGCCCGGAGGCAGGGTCGGCGTCGACACCGGTGATGCCGACGTAGGGGGATCCGGTGACGGCGATGCCGCCCCCGGCGATCAGGGCCTGCCCCCAAGCGGTGGGGATGGGCACCCATCCACCTTCGGAGTTCGGGGCGAGGTTGATGTCGTGGGGTCCCGCGACGCGGGCGACGTCGCCGGCGGGCCGGGCGGGGTTGGTGTGCCGGTACAGGTGCAGGGTCTGGGCTGCGTTGTAGGACCCGATGCGTAGGCGTGCCCCGAGCCGGATCCGGGCGCCGGTGATCGTGGCGCCGGCGAGTTGGGCGGCGCCGTTGCCGTAGAACCACGCGCCCCGATTCTCGCGGTTGCTGCCGAAGCGCCATTGGATGACGTCGTTTCCGGCCCATCCCCACGTGCCGCCGACCTGCCAGGACCCGGAGTCGGTGGCGGTGATGGTCAGCGTCCCCGTGGACTGCACGGGCGGTGGTAGGGGCGGGGTGCCTGTGCCGGGGTCGGGGGTCGGGACGGTTGCTGCGGCCGAGGGCCAGATCCACGGCGAGGTGGACTGCCAGTCCAGGCGCACCAGGGCGCCGATCGCTGGTGCGGTCCCGACGTACCGGCAGCGCATCACTCCTGCGGTGGTGGTGACGGGCACGGTGCCCGAGGACGCAGCACCGGACACGGTCCCGGTCAGGGGCCGCTTGCCAGCCGTGACGACCGGGCCCAGGACGTGGGCCTCACCGTCGACGAGCAGGACCCGGACGGCGTCGCCGCCGGTGGGGATGTAACCGGCCGGCCAGGACACTGGTGGCGAGGACCCGTCGACGTTCACCGTGAAGGCACCGTTCGCCGCGGCCTGGACGATGCCGGCCTTGAGCCGCACGACCGACAGGTCACCCACGGCGCACCCGGGCCGCGATCGACTCCAACGTCTGGACGCTGACCCGCACCCGCAGACTCATGGTCTTGGAGGGGGTGGTGCCTGCGTCCGAGGTTGCCGAGGTCATGCGCATCCCGACCACCCGCCCTTCCAGTGCCTGGTCACCTGCCGTGGTCGCGGCGATCACGATCACGCGGTCGTTGAGCTGCAGGGCCGGGTGGGTCAGGCAGGTGACCGCCAGGTCGACCTCGCCCGAGGCCACGCGGGCGTCCAGGGTTGACTGCGCGTCGGCCTGCACGCCCAGCTGCGTGGTCGCGATCGAGCGGTGGTAGAGCGGGACCTTCCCGAACGGGCCGCCCCAGGCCAGGGGCCCGGACGCGATGACCGCGCGGCCCACGAGCGGCGAACCCTCGGGGGTCTGCCCGGTGGAGATGACCGCGTTGTAGACCCCGTCGTCCGACAGCGACCGCACGGTCTGGACCAGGACCCCGTCCTCGCCGCCAGCGAGCGTCCATACCGGGCCGATCCCCGCCACTGGCACGATCTCCATCGCGCCGTCGGGGCCCATCCGGTAGGTCGCGTTGATCGTGGCAAGCAGGTCCTCGACGGCGTCCAAGCGCCCGTCGCCGTACACCAGCGACCCGGGCACCGGACCATCGATCACGCCCTCGAGCGCGACCACTGGGCACACGTCCTGCAGCAGGCGCCGCACCTCAGCAACGCACGTCGGCGCCGTAACGACCTCCGCGTCGAGCCGGCTCATGACCGCGGTTGAGGTCTCTTCGTCTGCTTGGACCGTGACCGACCCACCACCCGCGACCCGCATCAACGTCCCGCTCGAGTTGTAGGCCTGCCAGGTCTCCTGCGGGTCCGGGCGACGGATCCGCCACCAGCCCAGCGGGACCCGGCTCCCAGACAGGCCCGAGACCCACGTGATTTGCAGGCGTGACCCGCCGGGCCCGAGCGGGTCTGACATGCCCCAGGGCGCGAGCGTCCCGTCTGGGTCGCCGACCGTGATCGTGGCCTGTCCCTGGACCTGCCGGTCCGCATCATGGGCCAGTGACCAGTCCGAGACATCCAGGTCCTGCGCGACCAGCACGCCGCCGCGCCAGGCATGGACCTCGAGACGGTCACCCTGCGTCGTGCCAGCGATCTCCGCATCCAGGTCAAGGGACTCGACGCGCATCAGGGGACCTCCGGGTCTCTGGACCAGTCGATGTACGTGTCGCCCGGCCGGGCAGCCTTGACGGCGTCGTAGGTGCGCGGCGACCACAGGGCCCGGACTTGGTCGTAGGTCCACCACGGGATCGTGATCCGCATCGACGTCGGACGAACCTGCGTGACGCTGAGCTCCCAGTCGTTGCGGAAGCCGAGGAGGCCGCCGATGACGGGGATCTCTTCGACGTCGCCCGTGGTGACGTGGGCGACGGCGTCGAGTGGGATGGCGACCGGCAGGCCGCGGATGACGACCTGGCCCGAGGAGTCGAGCAGGTCGCGCATGGTGTTGATGAGCGTGCCCTGGGATGCTGCGATCGCGCGGAGCGCGAGCGGGATACCCGAGGGCGCTTGCCGGACTCCGACGGATGCGACGGGGTAGCGGGCGCCCTCGACGGTGGTGAGGTCCACGGCCTGGCGGCGCAGGATGCGCGCGGCGGTGCCGGTCATGAGCATGAGCCCGGCGCCGGTGCGCACGCACTCGACCTGGACGGCGCCCCGCGGGTTGAGGGGGTCCTGGATCCATGCGTAGTCGGACTCGATCGTGATCGAGTCCTCGAGTCGCAGGGGCGTCAGGGCCCCGGTGTGCACGACGAGCCGGTAGCGGGCCGCGACATTGAGCGGTGGCACGTGATCGCGGAAGAAGTCACCACCGGTCACCGTGACGCGCTCGGCGCCGCGGACCCCGTGCCACGAGCGCCCGTCGTCCCACGAGACCTGCACGCTGATCACCGACTCAGACGACGGCGCCAGACCCGTCACCGTGATCCCGGCCTGCGGGGCGCCGGCGTCCGGCAGGCGCTCCACCCGCAGCCCCGGCGTCGCCGTCGCAAGCGACGTCGACGCGTGCGCAGCCCCCGACCAGGAGTACGTCAGGTCCACCGTGTCCGGGGTATCGCCGTCGAAGTACGGGGTCACCGCGGCCAGGGCTTCGGCCTGCGTGGCGGCCACGGACGCGATGATGTTGTCGGCCCAGATGCGGTTCGTCGCAGCGAGAAGCGCGGTGCTGCCAGAGAACCCCTGAACCCGAACGCGGGCCGTCGCTGCGGTGGCCGGGACCTGGAACGCGTAGTGAACTCGTCGACCCGCGTAGAACGTTGACGGGCTGTTCACAGGCTCTGCGTGGTAGGTCGTCGCCGTGCCCTCGCACTGGACGTCCACACGGACGCGGCCCGGCGCGGGGATGTCCGAGGCGACGAGCGCCGAGACGCCGACCCACTGCCCCGGCGCAACAGCGAACCCCTGCCCGGTGGCCTGCTGCGTCGTGAGGTAGGCGTTCGTTCCGTCGGAGGTCGCCTGGAGCATCGAGCCCCCCGAGCGAAGGCCCAATCCGGCCCACATTTGCGTGCCGTAGGCGGTCGCGCGGATCTGCGCACCAGCAACGGTTCCCCAGCCGGTCAGATCCACCTCGAACGACGGGTTGCGGACGAGGTTCGTGCGCATCACCACTCCCTCCCACGAGTCGACCGAGACCCAGCCGACGACCGATCACGCGCATCCACGACGCCAACCGCGACCGCTTCCATGCGCGCCTCCATCCCGTTGACCATGAGCGTCCCCACGAGCCGCAGGCCGGTGAGATCGAGGGACGGGGAAAGGGCGGCAGTCGACTGTGCGGGTACCGAGTACGCGAACTGCGGAGACTGGAGCGCCTGCGCGGGGGCGTTCGTGTTGCGCCCCCCAAGGTCGCCGATTGCGGCGGCGGTGTCTCGTGCGTTGACGACTGTCCCCGAGCGCGGCATCACGAGGAGCTCGGGCCCCTCCTCGCCCACGAGATAGAGTTCGCCGCCCCTCACAGGGCCACCTGACGCGCGCCCCTCGACGACCTGCGATGCGGTCGCAGCGTTGTTGTACGCGTGCTGGCGCACGGTGACGTCGATCGTCTTGTCCTTGAGGAACGACATCGCGCTCTGCACGGCCTGGATCTGGCGGAGCGCCTCACCGGTGTGAACCGTGACCTTGGCCTCGTAGTTGCCCGGGATCAGGCCAAGCTCGTCCGCGAGGGCGTTCGCTTCGCCGGCCGTCATCCCCAGTTGTCCGGCCATGCGCAAGAACTCGTCTCGCGACCGCTGCACAGCGCCTTGGACCTCGCCTTGCGTGGCGCCGTTCTTCTGCATGTCCTCGACCAGACGAAGGTTCGCTGCGGCGATCCCGTCGAGAGCCGCCTGGTTCGTGCGGCCCTTCTCGGTCGTGATGTCGAGCGTCGCGCCGTTCTCCTTGAGCGCGGCCTCCGCAGCATCGACGGCAGCCTCGAACCCGCGCTGGGAGTCGCGCGCTGCCAGGGCCATGTTGGCGAGCGTCGAAAGCCCGCTGATCGCGTCCTCAAGCGTCGTGACCTGGGCCGCGGTGGCGTAGGTCGACTCGACCGTGGCGGCAGTGAGCTCGTTGGTTGCGACGCCGGCGATCTTGTCCGCTTCGGCTTTGCGCTCGGTCTCGGTCGTTGCGCGCGCAAGGTTCTCGGCCTCAAGCTCGAGACCGTTGATCATCTTCATCGCCGCGTCAGCATCGCGGCCCGCGATCCGACCCTCCTTCCCGCGCTTCTCGTACTCCTCGTAGGCAGCGGTGACGGTCTTGACGGCGTCCGCCTCGCCGAGGAGGTAGCCCTGAAGGTCCTCGGTCGTGAGGCCCATCTTCTCGGCGGTCTGGATGTAGGAGTCAGCCGACTCCAGGAAGTTGGGCATCCAGGTGTCGCGGTCTTGCGAGAGGATGTCGTTGATCCGCGACATCGTCGAGTCGGTCGCTCGGCCGAGCTCGTCAAGTGTCCCCTTGAATGCGTCGGTCGACGCGCGGGCCTCTGCTGCCTTCTGGGCCCAGTGCGCGAACCCGATGGCCGCCGCGGCCACGGCGAGGCCAACTACCCCGGCTGCGACGCTGGCGACCTTGGCCGAGCGGCCAAGTCCATCGAATGCGACCTTGGCGTTGTTGATCGCGATCGCCATCTTGCCCATGCCAGCGATCGAGAGTGCGACGAGGCCGCCCGTGCCGACGATCGCCGTGACGGCGCCGAGGACAGGAGCGGGGATCTCGCCGAGCTTGTCGACGACGGCGTCGGTGCCCTGGACGATGGAGCGCAGGCCGTCGTTGACCCCGGACCCGGACTGGATGAACAGGGTCTCGAGGGAGCCGCCGAGGCCTTCGAGATCGCCCTTGAGGTTGTCGAGCTTGGTCGCAGCGGTCTCAGCCGCGTAGCCCTGGTCGTCGACCGCGGAGATCCAGTCGCGGATCCCGCCCTCGCCCTGGTCGTAGATGACACCAGCCGCACGGACGGCGTCGGCGCCGAAGATCGTCGCCATCGCAGCCTGCCGCGCGGCCGGGGTCATGTCGCCCATCGCGCGCGTCAGCTGGCCAGCGAAGTTCGTCATGCCAACGAACTCTCCGCCTGCGCCGTAGGCAGAGATCTCGAGCTCCTCCATGAGCCCAGCGGCCTCGCCCGAGGGGGCGGAGAGCCGCTGGAGCATGGTCTTGAGGGAGGTGCCCGCGTCTGAGCCGAGCAGGCCCGCTGCGGCGAACGCCGAGAGAGTGCCCGTCGTTTCCTCGAGCGTGAGGCCGGTCTGGGCCGCGACGAGTCCGCCCTGCTTGAGCGCCTGGCCGAGGTCGGAGACCTCGCCCATCGCCTTGCCAGCACCGGCGGCGAGGAGGTCGGCGATGTGTCCGACGTCCTTGCCCTTGAGGTTGAACTGCGTCATGGCGATCGACGCGTACTCGGCGGCCTCTCCCACGCCCATGCTCCCCGCGGCCGCGAGGTCGAGCGATCCCTTGAGTCCGCCGGACAGGATGTCGGACGCCGAGACGCCGGCCTTGGCGAGTTCCTCGATCGCGCCCGCTGCCTCGGTCGCGGAAAAGACGGTGTCCGCACCCGCGTCGATCGCGGCATCGCGCAGCGCATCGATGCTCCCCGCGGCGTCTGCTCCCGACGACTTCACGGACGACATCGCCGCGTCGAAGTCCGAGAACTTCTTGACCGCGAGCAACGCGAACCCAGTCGCCGCTGCGCCAGCCACCGCGAACCCGTTCGAGAGCGTGTTGATGCCCTGCTCGTTGCGCTCGATGTAGCTCGACGTGCGGGTCCCCAGGTCCTGCGTCGCCTGCGCGAGCGTCTTGAGCCCGTTCAGGGCCCCCTGGACGTTCGCCCCGACCTTGAGTGTGATCGACCGGTCGGCCATTTCAACCTCCCGGGGATCAGCGGCATGGAGTTAGATGTGAGGCATGAGAAAGCGCGTGGCTGCGGTGGCCTTGGCGGCACTGGCCTTGACCGGATGTTCGAGTCAGGACTCTGGCGACGCCGCCGCCTGCGCCGCGTTCACTGAGGCGACTAGGACTGCACGGGATGCGCGGGATGCGCTCCTTGGGCCGGACGCCGACCTGTCCGAGCAGGCGAAGGCTGCTCATAGGGAGGCTTCCGCCAGCCTTGGCGATGTCCTGCGGTCGGCCGCGAGCCTCGCGACCGACGACGAGCTCGCGACGGACCTGGACGATGCGGCGATGCTCTGGGCCGCTTCGAGCAGCAGCGACGACGCCGCGACGGCCTATTTCCTCACGGAAGCGAGGATCCAGGAGGCGTGTTGACGCTCGCCCCGAAGAGCAGCGCGCCTGGGTGCTCGTTCTCGGCGTAGCCCTTCTGGGCGCCGAGGATCGCGGTCGTGACGTGGCAGCGCGACGGCGGGGGCACGGTGACGCGGCCCTCGGTCTCGCGGGCCTGGCAGATCTCCCGCGGCATCCCGCAGCGAGGGCACAGGCCGTCCTCGTACTCGGCAAGCGCGAGCATCCAGGAGGCCTGGTCCTCGTCCCACTCGACATCAGGCCGTGAGGACGCGAGACGCCCGGCATCGTCGTACTCGTAGTGCGTGACCGGCTCCCAGCCGGACAGCCGCTTGTACGAGATGCCGAGCGTCCGCGCGAGAGTTAGTCGGTCGCGGAGGCCCGGATCACGCGCGACGCGACCTGCGAGAAAGGGGCGCCCTTCACCCCGCGGTTCACGGCCAGGACGGCCATGGCGAAGTCCTGCCACTGCCCATCGCTCATCTCGTCCGCGAGCTCGGCCCACTCGGTGCGCGGGTCGAAGTCGACTTCGTTCCCCTCGTGGTCGGTGATCGCGACGATCGACCGGGCGATGACCTCGTCGAGCGAGGAGATGTCGATGGTGAACTGCTCGTCGGTCTTGTCGCCCTCGCGCGGGGGGTGTGCGGCCTCGAACGCCTGCCACTTGTCGCGGCGCTGGGCCTCGATCTCGAAGTCGATCGTGGCGGCCTTCATGCGCTCCTCGAGTGCCTGCACCTCAGCCGCTGCGTCACGCGTGACGGGCGATGAGTTGAGCATCTGGCCGTCGGCGCGCTGCGCCTCGGTCAGCGCGGCGGTCGCGCGGTCGTACTCGGCCTGGGTGGACAGGTCGGCGCAGAACTTCACGGTCCGGCGCGCTCGCTTCACGGCGATGGGCATGGTGATCTCCCTGGTCTGGGGTCGCGGTCTGGGTGAGTGGTGAGCCTGCCGGCGCGCGCCCAGACCAGGGGATCCGCGCGCCGGCAGGGGTCTTGGGTCAGGCTGCGAGAGCCACGTCTCGGTGCGTCGAGTTCGTGACGTGCATCTTCTGACCGATCTTGAGCTTCGCGTTGGCCTCCGGCGCCTGCTTGCGCTGGACGCCGCACGAGACCGTCAAGACGTCCACGACCTGCGCTGCCTCGGGGGCCTCCTCGAAGGGCAGGCCGTAGCGGAGCACGATGTAGCCCGGTGTGAGGTGCTTGAGGGTCAGGTGCGCCCCGTTGTCCGCGGGGAGCGCCGACTGGGCGTCGTACACGTAGACGACGTCGAGCGTGTCGGTGTACGTGCCCGGCGCCTCGAACGTCTGCGTCGAGCACAGGCGGTCGTCGGTGATGGTCTGCTCGTCGCCACCGAGGTTCAGGCCGTCCTTCGTGAGGTAGCACGAGAGGTCGACGACGCCGGCCGCGGTGCACTCGGTGACCTTCGGCTTGGACGGGTCGGCGAGCGCGGGGACCCAGAGGGCCATGATGTTGCCGTCAGCGACGCTGCCCGGGGGGACTTCTCCAGCCATGGGGCTACTCCTTCGAGTTGGCCGGGTCGTCCGGCACGGGGGTGGGTGTGGTGTCCCTGGTCTGGGATGCCCGCTTCTCGCGGGCGGTCTGGACGGCCGCGTCGAGAGTGCGGCGCGGCTTGGCGGGGCGCGGTCGGGCGCCACGGCCGGAGAGGACGGGGGCGCCCTTGACAAGCTCCACGCCTTCGGCGAGCGGCAGGCGCTCGTCGACGTCGTACTGGTGGCCCGTCGTCGTGTCGCGGACTCGCTTCCAGCTGGTCATGCGTGCCTCCTGGGCATCGGAATGGGCCCCATGCGCGGCACGCTGGGGCTGATGGGGTGAGGTCAGGCGGTGCGGGCGACCGTGGTCTCGAACGTCACCTTGCCGACGACCACGCGCCGGTTCACGGACGCGACCACGACGTCGTCAGGGAAGATCTTCACGTCACCGACCTGCTCGAGCGGCGAGCACTGCCAGCCGTCAGTAACAGGACGTGCACCCTCGTAGGCCGCGAGGATCTTCTCGAGGACGATCAGGACCGCGTCTTCAGTCGCCCCGGCAATCGTCACCAGCAGGCGGGCAGGACCGGCTAGGGGAGCGGACGCGAGCGAGCGCTCCGAGACGCCAGGTGCCGCGAAGTTCAGGACGGCCCACGGCAGTGTCGGACTGGGGGACGTCTCGCCGACGTGGACGCTCACGCCCACCGGAGCCAGGGCCCGCAACGCCTGGGCCAGCACCCGGACGCTCACAGCAGACCGTCCAGCAGCTTGTCGATCGCGGACGTCAGACGCGGCTCCTCAGCGGCTAGCGGGGCGTCGATGTCGACCGTCCCACCGCCGCCGTTCGCGCCACCGAAGTAGGCGATGTTCGCCAGAGCGCCGCCGCGGCGAGCCTTGTCCGGACCGACCTCGTACTGGACCAGGCCAGGGCGATAGTCCGAGTCGTAGGAGACCGAACCTGCGGCACCACGGAAGCTCCTGGACGCCGTGAGGTCAGCAGCCATGTGCTCCTTGACGTTCTGCGCGCCCCGCTTCACGATCGCGCCTGCATCGGGCAGGAGACGCGTCGGGATCTTGCCGAGGTCAGTCGCGAGCGCACGCAGCTCGGAGACGTCGATGTCGAACATCAGGCCACCTCCTGCACGGCGTACACGCGGTACGCGGTCTCGAACGTCCGGTACGGCGTCTCGCCCTGCAGGCGGTACTTCTGGCCAGCGACGCCGGGGGCGACGGAGGCCGTGAAGGTGCACAGGTCCCCATGCCTGACCTGGAAAGAGCCGACCGGGAAGTGCACGAGGGAGCGCTGCTCGACAGACATGTGCCCGCCGGCCTCAGCGCCCATCTCGTACTGGGACTGGTTCTGCAGCTTGCACGGGCCCGAGTACACGGTCTCGAGCAGCGGCTCGACGGCGCCCGTCTCTTCGTTCGTCGTCTCGCCGACCACGCGCTGCACGAGGCAGGTGTCGACCATGAGCCGCTCGGCCATGCGGCGACCGCGGGCGATCGCGCCGCCGGCGCTCATCGTGTCGTTCCGAGGACCGTGGCGCTGGCACCGCCGAAGCGTTGCCGGAGCCTGCGCCGGGTGCGCTCGGGGAGCTCGGTCTTGTCGACGAGCTCGTCGTCGCCGCGTGTGAACGACGCCTGGTAGTCGTCGATGCGCTCCGAGGACAGGCCGCGGCCTTCGCCGATGCCTTCCCGGACCTCGTTGAGCCCGGCGGCGACGAACGTGCAGACCATCTTGACGATGTCGGCGGGCACCTCGTCGAGGCCGTGGTCGAAGGTGAGCGTGAGCTCGCCCGGGATGGCGTTGTGCGCCTGCCACAGGCAGGTGCGCCACAGCGACGAGCCACGCACGACGTAGTCCGTGACGGGCTCGCCGTCGAGGGTGACGTCCGTGACGGAGTGGACGGGGCGTGCGGGGAGTTCGATGCGCCGTGATGCCTCGGTCCACATGGTGATGGTCGAGACGGTGCGGCTGATCGGGACGCCCGCCGCGTCGCGGACCGCTGCCGACACGGAGGTCAGCAGCGAGTCCACGAGTGCGGTGTTCGTGGTGTCGATCCCGAGGGCCGACAGGTCGGCCACCGTCGCGAGCGGTGCTAGTGCCACGGTGGCCTCCCTTGTCAGTCCTGCTTGGGCTCGGCCGCGAGGATCGCGGCCAGGATCTCGGCCTTGGTCTTGGCTTCGCCGAGGTCGATGTCGTGCTCGGTGGCGTAGGCCTTGAGGTCGCCCGCCGTGCGCTTCTCGAGCGGCTTCTCGGCGGGCTCGACCTCGACCCACAGCCCTGCCTCGACCTTGGCCGCGGCGTTCTCTGCGGCGGGGCCGTCGGGGTTCTTCGGCTCGTAGGCGAAGGGGGCGCCGTAGATGACGCTCCCGTTCTTGTCCTTGCCGTGGCGTGCCTTGTAGAGCGGCATGATGTTCGACCCTTTCGGTCAGGAGATGGTGACGAGAGCGGACGTGAGGTTCTTGGGGCGGATGACCTTCGCCCCGAACACGTGCAGGCCACGGATGCCGTCGCCGAACGTGTTCTCGAGCCGCAGCGCTTCGGTGTTGAGGATCTGCTGGGCGTAGGTCGTCGCGATCGAGTGGCCCGCGATGATGGTCTGGACCCCCGCGGCCTCGGGGACCGTGTTGGCCTCGAGGATGTCGAAGCCGGCGGCCCGCCCAACGACGCCGTTGCGCAGCCCGTCGGTCGTGCCCGAGGCGTCGAGGCGGATGAAGCGGTCGTCGCGGAGCAGGAGCCCGTAGAACTCGGGGGACACGCCCGCGTACCGGCCGGCGTCCGGGGTGTTGCTCCGCTTGAGCTTGGTGCGGAACTCGACCAGGAGGTCGTAGGCGTCGGCGGGAGTCGCGACCGTGACGGCGCCGAGGGCGTTGCCCGCGTCGACGCCGGCCGCGATCGTGGTCGCGACGTACTCGTCGGCCTCGGCCGAGAGGTTGTACGACGCACCGGTCGTGGTCTCCTCGACGAAGCCGTCGATGGCCTGGCGCTTGTCGATGTCGTCGACCTTGAACGCGAAGTAGTTCTGCTGGTCGATGACGAGCGACTGCTGGGTGTCGGTGAGCAGGTCCCACGTGATCGTGCCGTTGCGGGTGTACGCGCGGACCGCGGGGTCGACGAACGAGGTGATGTGGACGGTGTCGCCCGCGCGGGCGATCTCGCCCTCGTAGTCGCGGTTGATGACGCCGGGCTGGGCGTACACGAGCTGGTTGCGCAGCGCCTTGAGCAGCGCGGCGGACCAGATCTTCGGGATGAACTTGGTGATGGCCATGGGGAACCCTCCTCAGGGTCTAGGGCTTGATGCCGAGGAGGTCGTTGAGTCGACCCTCGGCGCGTGCGGCGTTGATCTGGTCGGGCGTCATGCGGTCGAGCTCGGCCTGCGTGACCTGTCCAGCGCGCTCCTTGCGATGGGCGCCGGGGGACTCGAACGTGACGCCGCTGCCACCTTGCGCGGCGAGGTACGGCTTGGACTTCACGAGACCTTCGAGGGCCTCGTTGATGGCGGAGGTGTCGACCTCGCCATCGGACCCGACCTCGAACTGCTCGAGGTCGAGGAACTTCAGAGCGTCGGCCGGGTCGGAGAGCTTCCCGGCGGCGGCGGCGCGGACCTCGGCCTTGCGGATGCGCTCGTTCGCCTTCGCGAGCGCGGCCTCCTCGGTCTGGCGGGACTTGAGGGTCTCGGCGTGCTCGGCCTCCGTGCCGTCGAGCTTGGCCTGGAGGGCGTCGAGCTTGACCTGCAGCGTGCCGGCCTCGCCCTTGACCTTGCGCTCGAGGTCGCGGTTGATCTTCTGCTGGGCCTCGAACTTCTCCTGCCAGTTGACCGTGTCGGCCTCCTGGTCGGTGCTGTCGCCGGACCCTGTGTCGGTGTCGTCGGTCGGCTCGTCGACGTCGGCGCCGCTTGTGTCGGTGGATCCGCCGCCCGAGGCGTCGGTGTCCGTGATGAACATGAGCCGGCGCAGGTGCGCGCGGGTGCGGATCGGGTGCATGTCTCTCCTTGCGAGAGGGGGAGGTCCTGAGCCCTTGCGGCGTCAGGCTGCGAACTTCTGGCCGCCGGTGGCGAGCCAGCGCCGGTAGTCGGTCTCGACCATGGCGGCGATCTGTGGGGTGAGGGGTCCGCGCGATGCGCCGACCGTGTTCAGGCCCAGCCCTTGAGGGTCGGGGGTGTTCCCGAAGCCGGGGGAGGCGAACGGGTTCCGGCCCTCGAGGACCATCTGGTAGCGCTGCTCGGCGTCGCTTAGGCGCCGCTCGGCGGTGGTCATCGTGTAGCGGGACCGCGGGTCACGGACGCCCGTCCTGCGGGCCTCCTCGACGGCGGCGGATGCGGCCTTGCGTGTCCCGCCGCGTCCCATCTGCCCGAAGCCTTCGACGCGTCCGCGCAACGAGCCCGTGGGGACTTGGCCGCCGGGGAGGATGTAGCCCTGGTCGCGCAGCGCCTTGAGGGCGTCCTCGCGGTTGGGGTTGAGGCGGTAGATCGTCTCGGGCGTCATGCGCCGTTGACCGGGCCGCAGGACGGTCGACGCGTTGCCGCGACGGCCGGTGCCCTCGGTGGTGAAGGAGCCCTGTCGGCCGCGCTTGGAGTTGATGACCTGGAAGATGTCGCCGCCGTCGCGGATCGCGGCGGCCTCGTGCTCGCCGAAGATCCTGTTCTGCTCGTCCTTCGGCAGGCCCCGGAAGTAGTCGTAGGGGTCGGAGATGAGCCCTTCGTCGAGCGCGGCCTGCGTGGACCCGGCGGCAGACTGGACGTGCACGCAGTCGCAGCGCGGGTGCCGGCGGAAGCCGGCGTTCCAGCGGTAGAAGCGGCCGGCGAGGACGACGCAGCGCGAGCACGAGGGCGGGTTGAGCATCCGCACGTACCCGACGCTCTTGCGCGAGGCCGTGTCGATCCCGGCCGCCTGACGCCCGGCGTCAGCGACGACCGTGCGCACGATCGTGTCGAGCGCCCGGCCGCCCATGGCGAGCGCCTCGGAGGCCGAGCGTCCGTCGGCGATCCATGTCTTCACGCTCGTGATGGGCGAGAAGAGCAGGCCGTCGAGCGAGCGTCCGTCAGCGGCGTACCCGCCGAAGGCTCGCGGGTCAACGAACGCCTCGGGCGCGACCCAGGAGCCTTGCTCGGCGAGCGTCAGGGCGCCGTAGGACGCCCCGGTCGCAGCGGCCTGCACCTGGATCCCGGACATGAGCGGCTCGAGCTCGCGAGCCACCACGGGCGCCCAGGACTGCGAGAGGTGGCGCCAGTCAACGCGGGTCCAGGAGCGGCGCGAGGAGCGCAGTGCGAGGACCTGCAGGCGCTGCATCCGCCGGTAGTGGTCCTGGGTGGCCTGCGGAATCGTGACCATCAGATCGCCAGGTCACGTGCGACCTGCTCCATCGTCGCGTCGCGCTCCTCGGTGCGCTTCATCTCCATCACGCGGTCCACCTCCGAGGGCGAGAGGCCGTACTCCTCGGCGATCCATTGGAACGGGAAGCCCGCGGTCCGCATCTTCTGCAGCCCGTCCATGAGCTGCTGCTCGGACCGGTACTGGGGCTTCTTCCACAGGACCTTCCCGACGGCGATCTGCGCCGCGCGCTCCGCCTGCCCCTCGGCGATCGCCGCGAGCCGGTAGATCTCGCGTACTGAGGGGTTGGCGTAGGAGATGCGCTCGGCGGCCTTGGAGACCAGGCCGGCCTCCGCGAGCTCGTACCCGGTCGCGGGCGTGTTCGATGACGCGGCGATCAGGTAGTGCGCCGGGGTGCGGGTCTGTGCCACGACGTGCTCGACGGCGTGACCGATGACCTTGGAGAAGACCTCGAGGTTGCCCGCGGTCCACTCGGCCACGTCGCCCTCACCGGGGATGAAGATGACGCGGTCACGGATCAGGCGGTCGAGCTCGATCGGCCTCTCGCCGATGATCTGCCCGTCCTGGTCGAGGATCGGCTCCTTGGGGACGTCGATGCCCTTGATGATGCGAGCGGGCAGGGACGCGGTGTCGAGCCCGTTGAGCAGGTACGCCCAGACCAGGTTGATGGTGTCCTGGATCGGCTTGACGCCAGCAATGTCGCTCATGGGCTCGTCGTCGAGGAGCGCCTGGTTGCGGAACTCGATGAGCGGGACCGCGCCCAGGGGGTTCGCCTTGAGCTCGCGGGCCTGGTCGAACGCCCAGCCGTCGGCGTTCGGCGCGATGTGCTTGTCGCCGCTCTCCTGGATGAAGCGGGGGCGCTTGAGCGGGATGATGTACCGCGGGGTCTGCAACTCCGAGTACTCGAACTTCTCGTCCTGCCACACGACCATGCCGGCGCGGCGCTGGCGAGTGGTCGCGTCGTAGATCACGCACGCGGAGTCGGGGTGCTCGAAGGTGACGCGGGCCCCGACCGGCGACGGCGAGACCATGCCGAACGACCGCTTCGCGACCGTCATCATCATCAGCGCCTCGGACAGCCCTCGGTCTGCCTCGTTGCGCTCCCACATGCGGGCCGATTCCACATCGGCGGTGGTGCTGCCGTCGAGTCGGATGCCGAGCTGGTGGATGCGCTCGATCGGGGCCTGCGCCACAGGCATGCACCAGTTGTCCGAGAACCCGGAGAACCGGTCAGCGAAGTAGTCGCGGAACTCGTCGGACGCGAACCGCATGCGCCCTTCGGTGCCCTTGAAGTACGCCACGTTCGAGACGATGTCGGGGCGCCGGGCCCGGATCTTGTCGGCCATGAGCGTCGCAAGACGGAGGATCTCGGCGGAGTCCATTCTCACCTCCGGCGAGTGGTCGATGCGGTGTAGAAGTAGGTGGGCGAGGTCGAGACGCCGGACGCGATCGCGTCCAGGCGCGCCTGCCAGGACAGGCCGCCCGCCATCGCGAGGTCGATCTTGTTGAGCGAGTCGTGGCGCTCCTTGGACATGACCCACAGGGGCTGGCCCTCGTCGTCGACCATCTTGATCTCGCGCTTCTGCGCGTTGGCGATGTGCGACGCGAGGTCCTCGTCGCCGTCGTTCGTGACTTCGCCCGCCTTGATCGCGCCGGCGTAGGACCGGCACATCTCGGCGGTGCGGCGCAGGTTGCGCGAGTCGGTGTAGAAGAACAGCACCTTCTTGGGGCCGTATTTGCCGGCCCAGGTCGCGCCCTGCTCGTCCCAGCCCTGTGCCGGGTCGAGGTACATGCGCACGACGTCGAAGACCTTGAACGCTTCGTCGACGCCCTCGTTGACCTCGTGAACCCGCACCTCAGGGGTACCGTCGGGCGACTCGTCGGCGTAGTCCGGGGCCCACAGGCCGAACCTCTGCTGCAGCCCCGTCTCGATGTCGGTCACGACGAGGCCCGTCGTGTCCTTCCAGCGCGAACCGTCGAAGCCGAGCGTCACCTTGCGGCGCACCCGGCGCGGGATCGTCGCACCGACCTTGGCGAGTTCGTCCTTCCAGCGGCGAGCGTCGAATGCCTGGGCCTCGGCCTGCGTCCACCGGTTCAGCCAGGTTCGCTCGAGGTAGCGCGGATCGGCACGGGGGCGGTCCCACTGCTTGGCGATGCCGCGCAGGTCCGACCAGGCGGCAACCGATGGGCCAGACGCCTCCCGGATGGCCTCGATGCGATCGGCCATGACCGAGAGGTCGTACTCCTTGCCGGTGGTCGGATCGTGCGTCCCGGCCTCGCGGTGGAAGTAGAAGAGCTCGGGCTCGTCGACCTCGCCCTTGCTGATGAGCTCGGCCTCGTCCTTGTCCTTCTCTGCGACGCTGCCCCTGCCTGGCTCGCCCGCGGTCGTGGTGCCCAGCGACCAGGGGTCGTCGAGCGGACGCTTGGGGAGGTTCGCTTCCATTGCCTCGTAGGCCGACAGGGCCGTGGGGGAGTTCAGGCGGTGCGTCTCGTCGTAGTACTGGAACGTGGTCCGGGCGCCGTCTCGGGCGTTCGGCGACCCGGCCAAGGGGACGGCCTTGCCGTCCGCGCCGCGCTCGCCCAGGCGGATGATTCGCTCGAGCGAGGGGTCGAACAGGTCGGCGTCGGGTCCCTCGGTGCAGACCGTGTAGAGGACGCCGTAGGCGAGTTCCATGACCTGTTCCTGCGTGGTCGCCAGGAGCGGGATGTATGGGTCGCGGACCGGGCGCCCAACGGGGTTGCCGTCCGCGTCCCAGCCGTCGAACCGGACCGGTCCCTCGCTGTGCAGCTCTACGAACGCGACCCAGCCGCCGAACTCGGTCTTGGCCGTGCCCTTGCGCCACGAGATCCGCACGCGCCGAAAGCGCCGGCGCCCCGCGAGCTCGTGGCCGCGAGGGTAGACCTCGTAGGCCTTCCAGATCGCGGCGCGCTTCTCGTCGTCCAGCCGTGCAGGCTCGCCCTTGAGGGAGCCGGGCCCGAAGACCGCACGCTCCTCGATCAGGTCGCAGATCGGACCGCCGAGAGACGGCCAGGGTTCCTCGTCGAACGACGGGACGATGAAGGTAGTCACACAGCCCGAAGAGTGCCGCGAGGGTCACCCTTCGGCTTGTTGTCCGTGGGCGGGGTGGCCTTCTTGCGGCGCTGCTCGCCGCGCGTCTCGGCCTCGTCGGCGCGCTCGATCTCCAGGTGGAGGCGCGTGAGCGCCAGCGGGTTCAGGCCGAGGCGGTCGGAGAGCTGGCGTGCCTCAGCGGCAGCCTTGAGGTCGCCCTGCTCGGCGAGCACCTTCCACCGGACGTACTGAGCAACCTCGCGGCTCGAGTGCGAGTCCTCCCAGACCGTGGCCTGCGGGGTCCGCCACAAGTCGTCCCAGAGGGCGACCTCGTCGTCGGTCGCCTGCTCGATCTGCAGGCTCAGTGTGGCGACGGTCATCTCGTTCTTGCTCAGCTCGCGCCGGAGCCGGCCACGAGCGCGCCCGTCTTCGGCCGCCTCGAGATCGACCTGCAGCGAGGCCACGCGATCGCGCGCGGTCTCGAGCTGGGCCGTCATGAACGGGTTGGGGCGCAGCGGCCACGGCGGGATCGCACCCAGCCGGCCGCCAGCGGGCAGCGAGGTGAAGCCCTTCTTCGGGTCGTTGCGGCGAGCACGAGTGGACGGGTGCTTCGGAGCAGGACCCGGCATGACGATCACCTCTTCACCGCCTTGCGCGGCCTACGAAAGTGGCGCCCGACCTTCCGTCGAGCGTCGAAGTGTGTTCACCACCAGGAGTCCCGGAACCCGTACAGAGGAAAATCCCCCTCTCCGGCGGTTCCGGCAAGGTGGCCCTCAGGGGGGTCCCCCCACCTCGAACGGCCGGTCAGGCGCGCCCGTGATGTCCGGTTCGGACGCTCACCGGGCGGCCCAGCCCGCGGGCTTGGTGCGGGCTGTCTTGCGGTCGTGGCATGGGGCGCAGACGCCGCGCCCGTGGTCCGGGTCGTTGGGGTCTTGACCCATGGCCACTAGGTCGACGCGCTCGACTGGGTGGTGGTCAGCGACGTTGGAGACCGCGGCGCAGAGGCCAGCGTGTGCACCGCAGTCGCCAGTGCACACGCACCGTGGGTCGCGGGCCAGCACGTCCTCCCGGAAGCGGCGGTGACCCTTGGTGGAGTAGGGGTTGCCAGCTGGTCGGCGTGCCCGATCAGCCTCGGCTCGGCACGCGTCGCAGGTCGAGCGACCAGGCCGTGCGACATCGGGACAGCGGGAGCAGGGGGACCAGCCTCGAGGCATCCCGCCCACCTCCTGCCACGTGGTGCCCCTGACGGGTCGGGTCGCTCGCCGTGCTGAGCCAGTGGTTGGCCACGGGGTTCCGGCGACGCCGTCAGGGAGTGTGCGGCGCCGCGTAAGCACTCGCGGCTGTAGGCGGAGAGCTCGGGCCCAAGGGATTGCCGTGCTCGTCGACCTCCTGAAGTTCACCGTTCTCGAGTCGTCGCCACCTGTTTCCTTGGAGGTCGCGAAAACGGATCTCGGCGACAACGGTGTCGCTCGATATCAGATGCTCTGGCTCTCGAAGCCACGATTCCCTTGTCGATTCTGCCGCGAGTACCGGGATCCGTCCACGATCGTGGTACTGGTTCGTGGCCTTGTCGTACACCAGGACTTGAACGTCGAAGACAGGGGAAGTAGAGCCGTTCGTGAAGTAGATCTTGTTCTCGAATTCGCTGATCCGCTTCCCGCCGAGACCCTGCCAGCTGGTGGTCTCGTGCGGCTCAAGCCATGCGACGACATGCAGTGCCTGAGCGCGACGATCGCGCTCTGCTCGCATAGCGGCCGATTGCTCTCGTTCGATGGCGGCCCGTTCCCGCTCAACCTTGGCAGCCTCGCGCTCAGCGGCGTGTAGATCGGCAGCTTCGCGCTCGCGTTCTTCCGCCCTCGTCCGGGCGCGCGACTGTCCGACTAGTTCGAAAAGGGCGACGATGACCGCCACTGCGGTCCCGAGCGCAGCGACAACTTCCCAGGTGTCGTGCCACCGAGAGACGTGAGCATGGATCCAGTCGAGGATGGTGTTCATGGGCCGGAAACTAGCACCTGCTGCTGACGTGACCGGTAAGAGAGCCGGGATGTCTAGCGCTACGCATCGGCAACGGGTTGACTCGTACAGCCGACACCCGCTCGCGGCCCCGCAGGGCTGGTTCGCTCTCACGGGTGGCGTCGTCGGCTCGCGGCCCGCGGGCCCTGGCGGGCATGAGAAAAGGCCCCGTGGCGAACCTCGGGACCTTCGTTTGGGCGCGGTCATCCGCGCTCGAGTAACACGCTACCTGATCATCACGGCCGTGTCACAGTGCCGTGACTTTCCGCTTTGTCACGGTGCCGTGACATCACGGAACCTCCACGGCCGTCGTGAGCGGCAGGCCCTCAGTGGTCCACGCACCGACGGCGAGCGTCATGGTCTGCTGTCCGGGGACCTGCTCGGACTCGTCGGACCCGAGGCGCTGCTCGGTGATCCAGTCCGTCTCGACGCGGAGGTTCGAGAGCGGGCCCGTGACGCGTGCGCCGGCCCCGTCGATGGTGACGGTGCGGCCGATGTGCTGCGGGGTCAGGTCCCCGACGGTCAGGCTCATGCGCTGATCCTCTCGTGTGTGGTGACGTCGACGCCTCGGACGTCGTCGACGTGGTACTTGACCTCGCGCCCGGTGCCGGTCTTGCGCCAGCCTCCGCGTGAGGCGCGCATCTTGACTCCGGCCACGGTGGTGCCGGCCAGCCGAGCGGCGTGCTCGACGGTCACGTACACGATGTCCTTGTGCGGCCACGAGGACCAGACGGACCACGGCACGACGTCGTGGCACCTGGGGCAGACGGCGGGCGGGTAGGTGCCGGACATGGCGACTTCATACTGCCCATCGCACGTCCCGTCCTGGCAGTCGCAGCCGGTGCGGTAGGTGCGCACGCCGCGTCGGGCAAGGTGTCGGAGGGTGCGTGCGTGCTCGTCGAGGTCGTCGGCGAACGCGAGGGCAAGCAGCTGGTCGTCGTGCTCGAGCAGGTGAGCGACGTGCTGGGCGACTGATCGCAGCCGTCCGGGTGTCGTCCCGGCGTCGGGAGCGTCGACCTCGTCGAGGAGGACGTGGGCGAGGAACTCGGCCCACTCGGTGATGGCGGTCAGGATGCTGTCGAGCTCGTCGACGTCGAGGATCTCGGCCAGCCCTGGCGGGAGTCGCGGGCCCGGTACGGTGTGTCCGGCCGGCGCGCTCTGCGTGGGGGAGGTGGCAGCGACAGTCTCGAACATGTCGGCCATCTCGAGGAGGGTGTCGCGGTTGCTGTAGATGGCCAGGGTGTCGCTCATGCCGCCACCGCCGCTCGCGCCCTGCGGGCGCGCTGACATGCTCTGCAGTAGCGCTTACCGAGCTGGTCGGTGTACGTGTTGCTCGCATCGTAGGCATGGCCTTGTGGGCAACAGGTCTTTCGTGCCTCGTGATGCGTGCCGTGGCGGACGCGATCCCGATTGTTCTCGCTTCGCGAGTCCCAACGCAGGTTCTCGAGGGCGTTGTGGGCGGGGTTTCCGTCGCCGTGGCACGCCTCGGTGCCATCCGGGGCCGGGCCTACGAACGCCTCTAGGACGAGGCGGTGGATGTAGAGCTTGCGGTTGCCTGTGCCGTGGCAGAGGGCCACGCGCAGGTGGCCCTTGCGCGTTGCGAACGGGGATAGGTGGCGGCCGTCCCTCAGGCGCCCGCGCGGGTCGACCCGATCCATGGACCTCACGCGCCCAAGGTCGCTCACTTCGTACTGACCTTCGAAGCCGTCGATCGGCTTCCATGCTTCGCTTGCCACTGGCTCGCCTTCCAGTAGGGCGATCGATGGTACGGACCCGGCGTGCGAGCTTCAAGACGAGATCAAGGCCTGAGGCTAGATGAGGGCCTCGTCTGGCCTCAGGCCTTGATGCGTAACCTTGACGTGCGGGCCGGTAGGTCAAGGTTGCGTGGTCAACCCTGACTCGCTGATGCCCGTGGCCGCTTGTAGAAGAAGAAGGCGGGGCGCTCCGCATGTTGAGGAACCCAGCTCCTCCCGAGCAAGTCAGGTAGTGACTCACGCCCTGAGGCCAGTTCTCTTGGATCTGGCCTATGGCCTTGACTCGCTATGCGCTTGGCTCGTGCCAGGAACCTCGCGATACTCGGTCCATGGCAACCGCACTCGACCGGATCATTGACGGCGCATCCGACCCATCGGTCAGCACGTCCGACCTTCTGCGCCGTACTCTTGCCGCGGCCCACCGCGTGCGCGCAGACGAGGTGAAGGGGTGGGCCGAGCGTGAACTCTCTGGGTATGACGGCATCGAGGAGGAGGAACTCCCCACGTACCGCCGGGGACTCGATACTGCGGTCAAAGCCAACTGGGCGGGGCCTTTCAATTCCTCTGTCACCACAAGTCTCACCCCTCTCGACAAGCCCGACGACTGGTTCAGTCCGTGGTTCCGGGTCGTCTTCCGTCAACCTGTGTCTGAACTCGAGTCCTATGCCGACGTGGCCGGCGAACTAGGACTGCCATGGCCGGTAGTCGCGCTCAGCCGCTGGAACGAGATGATCGACGCCGGCCGCGCGGTTCACGTTGATGGGATGCGCCTCTACACAGCGGAGACAAAGGTCGCCAAGCAGGCGGTGGTTGGTGTTCTTGACGCGGTGCGCACCGAGGTCATGAAGTTCGCACTTGACCTGCAGAGCGCCGCTGACACAGCTGGCGAGCCTGGCGGTCCGACGGTTGAGGACAACCCGAAGGTCGAGGGGGCGGTCACGAACTTCTACATGAACGTCTACGGCGGGGCGCCAACAATCGCCCAGGGGGCGTCCGTCACACAGACGGTGACGGTAAACGTCGGAGACATCGGCTCACTCGCGCGCGCGGCCGAGAGCCTTGGACTCGCGGGCGGTGACGTCACGGAGTACGTCGAGGCCGTGCTCGAAGCGCGCAACGATCCGGACAAGAGCAAGTTGCGCGAGTTCGCCGAAAGGGTTGGCCGAGGTGTGGTAACTGTCGGCAACGGCATCGTCGGCAACATCGCCGCCACGAAACTTCTCGAGTGGGGGACGACGTTCCTTGGGGGGTAGGTGGCGACACGACCGCAACCTGGTCTTGTGTCCTCGTTGGTCAAGGTGTAGGTGCTCAACCTTGACCAAGGACTTCATCCTGTTCACCCGCCAGCGCTGATGGGATGCTCAGCGCCATGGAAACCTACGAGTATCTCCATCTCACCCAGGAACTCAGGGGCGTTCAGCGGGGCCTAGTCCGTGCTGTGGGCCACGCTGAAGCCGAAGCCGAGCTCATCAGGTTGATCAGCGAATCGGGGTTCGATCCGTCGAGCCTCGACTTCATCGAGGTTCTGAACTATCTCGGCGAGCTCGGTTGGCGGATGTTGACGCTAGATCGAGAGCCGGCCCGCAACGGGGTGGAAGTTCGCTCTGCGTTCCTCATCCGCAATGCCGGGGAAGTGGACCCTGGCTCCGCCGAGGACTGAGCGCCGCGTCGCGCCGGCCGACCTCGCCTCGAGCTGGTCCACGGTGCCGATGCGGGTCATGGCTCCCCTTCGAGGGCTCGGGTGAGGTCGTGTACTACGTCGCCTAGGTTGGCCTGCTGGGAGGCGAGGCGCGCCCAGAGGGTGAGCAGCTCGGTCATGCGCCCGAGTGCTGCCCGTGCCGCATCACGCTCGGCGAGGAGGTCGTTCTTGCCGTGGCGGTCCCAGAGGGTGCGGTACCGGTCTGCCTCGGCCCGTAGTCGGTCTACCTCGTCGGCCAGCTCGGACACGAGGGCGGTCGCTATGTCGAGGTCAGCGATGAAGCCAGCGGCGAACCTCCTCGCTCGTGCGGTCAGGTCGTCGGTGCTCATGCGTACTCCTTGTGCTCGGGGCAAAACGCCCGATCAGCGCGCGGGTCGAAGTACCAGCCGCCGAGGAGTTCGCGCCAGTTGTCGACGGTCATCGCGTAGTAGTCGGGCATCCACTCCGAGCACCCGCCCTCGTCGTCGCACATCTGGATCGGAACGGTTCCGGCGGTCATCGTGTTGCTCCTCTCGCGATCCGGGCGGCGCGGTCCATCCCTGCGCAGAACGCCTGTGACTTGCGGCCATCCGGGGTCTTGTCGTTGATGTCCTGGGCGATGCGCTCCCGGATGCTCGCCTCATACGCGGCCAGCCACCGGTCGAACTCGGCCTGGTTCGAGGCACGGAGCCGGCTCAGGTCCGTGCTCCCCGGCTCATCCGTCGGGCGCCAGGCGTACGCCCAGGTGAACAGGTCACGGACGCGCTCGGTCGTGGGCGTGTGCTCGTCAGCCACGGGTTGCTCCTCTCAGGCGGGCGGCGCGGTTGCGCTCGCGCTTGCACTCGCGGCAGATGCGATCTCCGCGCTTGTCGAAATGCGTGTTGTCGGCGTCGTACGGATGCCCAACCGGGCAGTGCGTCTTGCGAGCGAGATGGTGGGTTCCATGTCGGACGCGGTCGAGGGTGTTCTCCGAGCGGGAGTCCCACCTGAGGTTGGACAGCGCATTGTTCGCCGGGTCGCCGTCACTGTGGCAGGCCTCCATGCCTTCAGGCGCAGGGCCAACGAACGCCTCCAGGACCATGCGGTGAACAAGGAGCGTGATCCCCTTGCCGTCGACACAGAGGCTGAGGTGCTGATGGCCGCTGCGCTTCGTCGCTGCACGGAGAACCCGGCCACGGATCCGGTTGCCACGCGAGTCGAGCCGGTCGAGAGAGCGGACCCGCCCTCGGTCGCTCACTTCGTACGCTCCTTCGAAGCCGACCACCGGCCTCCAAGACGCCTGTGCGCCTGCCTCCTCTGCCCGTGCCACGTCCTCGCGTCGGGTGTCGGACACCGGGGCGGGGTGCGCCGCGCAGGTCTCCACGCCGTGCCCCAGGCAGTTCCCGCAAACCTCCGGCGCGGGGCTGATCTCGTCGCAGATGCATGACGCGTTGAGGTAGTCCGCGTCGCACGCGATGTCGTGTCCCGAGCGGACCGGGGCCGGTACTGGGTGGGCGGTGAGCAGGCCACGGAGGACGGGCACCGAGATGGACGGCGTGCCAGCGCGCATACCGCCAGGCGGGTCGGCTCGGTCGATCGCCTTGGTGAGGGCGGTGCGCAGATCGTTGGGGTCGGCCGGTGTCGTGGGCTTCGGTGAGGTCATCGGGTCTCTCCGGCCTGGTCGCGGGTGATCTGGGCCTTGTGCTCGCGGTGCCATGCGCGGCGCTGAGTGCCGGACGGGAGCTCGGGGGAGAGAGTTCCGCAGGAGCACCTCCCGTGGCCGGTTCCACCGGTGGTGATGTGGCCGCGGTAGATGAGCTGGCCCTTCGAGGTGTGGGGTGCGCCTTCCCGCCAGAGCTCGTGGCCGGCGAGGCGGCTCATGCTCCTGCCTCCTCGGTCGTGTCGGTGGCTGGCACGAGGTGCACGGGGTTGTGCGCGGCGATCTGCACGGTCGTCGCGGGGCCGTCGGTCGTGTTCCAGCGCGACGGGTTGTGCCGCCCGGTGCCCTGGTCGATCTTGAGCGCGAGGAACGTGCGGCCGCGGTCGGTGGTGCAGCGGACGGCGGTGCCCGGCGGCAGGGCGTCGAGCTGGGTGGCGGTGAGGGGGGCTGGGGTGCTCATGCTCGCGTCTCCTCGGTGACGATGCGGACGGGGTAGGTGGGGAGCGTGATCTGACCCCAGTAGGTGGAGGGCTCGGGCATCGCGCCGTCGTCGCTCTCCTCGGGGTAGGAGATGACGAACGCGTCGCCGTACTCGTCCCAGGTGACGATCCACGGGCGGTCGTAGGCGTCGCGGATCAGGAGTGACGCGAGGCTGGCGTCCTCCACGGCGACGGTCAGGCGCTCCTCGAAGTCCGTCGGGGTGGCGAACGTCAGCGGCGCGGGGGCGGCGCGGTGCGTGTTGACCGCGTCCAGGATGCGACCGCGCGCCTCGTCAGACGGCTCGTCCTCCTCCGCGTTGGCGGCCGTCTCGAGGCGGCGCGGGTTGGCGATGCTGATGGTGAACGAGGTGACGGTGGCGCCGTCGGTGGTCTGCCAGACATCGCGGCCGTGGGTCTGGGCGTTGCCGACCTTGATCGCGAGGACGGCGCGGCCGTGCGCGGCGGTGCAGTGGAGTGCGGTGCCGACGGGCAGGGCCTCGACCCACTCGGTCGACACGGACTGGGCGATGGTCATGGGTGCTCCTTGATCGGGAGTCCGGCGGCTTGCCGGACGAGGTTGGCGCCGGTGCTGTACGCCCCTGTGAGGGGCTGGACCGGGGTGGGTGGGGTGTCTGTCTCTCGTGCGAGCTGATCGGCCCTGCACGCCGAGCAGTTGCCCTTGGGGAATGACCTGTGGGCGTCGCCCTCGATGTCGCAGGGTGTGTACCGGCTGCCGACGGTCTCGGTGCCGGCGATGGCCTGCCACCAGGGCCCGAGCTCGTTCATGCGCTTCGGGGTCTGGGTTTTCGGGTCGGTCGCGACCCATGCGAGGGCGACGGCGACGTCGCGGTAGGCGCGGTGGGCGTGGTCGCGCTCGAGGAAGGTGCAGAGCGATCGCAGCGGCCAGTCGGGTCGCAGCGCGTTAGCGGCTGCGGCCAGGCGCTCGACCTCGGTCCGGGTCAGCATCCCAAGGCCAATCCGTCGTGCCGCTCGCGCGGTACGTAGGTGACGATTTGGACTTGGTCTCCACGTCCAAAACGGAGGTGAGCCGAAAGACTAAGGACGGGTCGGGTCGGGTCGGGTCGGGGGGACCGTGACTGCTGCCGTGACTCACGCGTGACTAACGCGTGAGTCACGGCGTGACAGGAGCGACTTTCGCGCGGAATTCCGCCAATCTTGTCGTTTCCGTTCACGGCTCGGCCGCGCGTTTCGCCTTCGCCCTCTCGCGCGCCTTTCGCTGACGTTCGGAGGCCGCAGCGCGCTCGGCGAGCACCTGATCGCGTGACGGTTGGTAGTCCAGCCAGTCGTGGAAGAGCCACCCGCCGTCGACCTCTTCCCACAGGCCGACGCGCACCAGAGACGCGACTTCCGCAGGTGTCCCGTCGAGGTGCTTGAGCATCTCCTTCGGCACGAACCCATCCGTGAGCTGGTCCATGCACCATGAGAGTCCGGTCGCCCAGAGCGCTCGCGCGCCCTTCGACGCGCCGCGCCACTTGATCGCCGAGTGCAGCTTGTCGTCGACCTTCCCCCATGTCACGCCGCCTCCTCAGGAGGTGGTGGGGCGGTGAGCACGGTGGGGCGGTGGCCGTGGAGCATCTGGTGGCGGAGTCGGCCGGCGGGGTCCGGGGTGAACGTGGCCCCGCATCGGCAGGTGTGGGTGGTCATGCTGCTCTCGCTTCTCGGCGCCGGGACTCGGCGCCGTCGGGTTCGGTCTGCAGGGCGTCGCGACGTGCGGCCTGCAGGGTGGGGGTGTCGCCGTGGCGGCGCTCGTAGATCGGCTTGAGGCGACGTGCCGCGGCGCGTGTGGCGTCGGGGTCTTCGGTCTCCTGGGCGCGGCGGGCGCGCTCGGCCAGGACGTCGAGCCGCGACTGGTACGTCTCCTGCTCGGCGACCAGCAGGCGGTACGCCGTGTCGCGGGACTGCTGCGACATCCGCGCGTAGTCCTCGACCGACGGCGCCCGCCTCACGCCGCGGCCCTCCGGGCGGCGCGCTCGCGCTGCTCCTTGCGGAGGGCTGCCGAGCGCTCGGCCGGCGTCGTGCCGCCGTACATCCCGAAGCGCAGGGCTCCGTAGCTGCTGGACTCCGCGTCGACCGCCGCCCGGAGGCAGGCCGCCAAGACTGGGCAGCCCGCGCAGATCTTGCGGGCGTCGTCGTAGGCGCCCGGGAGATCCGAGTCCGGGTGCCACGGGTCGCCCTGCAGCTCGTGGTCCCAATCGCGGCACTTCGCGTCGAGGCGCCAGTCCTCGGGCTCGCGGGACGCGAGCGGGTTTGTTGGTCGGGTCATGGTCTGGGCGCGCAGGTTGGTCACTGGTCCTCCTGGTGGCAGCCGCACGCGCAGTCGGTGGGCTCGTCGGTCGTGTAGTTCCAGGCGCCACCGGTGCACGCGCTGTGCTTGCCGGTGGCGCAGTCGGGGGAGTAAGGCATGGGGTCCATCACGCCGCCACCGCCTCACCGGTGAGGGCGGCGACGACGGTCGCGACGAGGTCGCGGGCGGCGGGCGGGGTGACGGCGTTGCCGGAGAGCTTGACCTGCTCGCGGCGGTTGCCAGCCATGACGTAGTCGGCAGGGAAGGCCATGGCCTGCTTGATCTCCGACGGCTCGAGCATCCGGAAGCGGACGTCCTCGATGTCGACGGTCTGTCCGGTGAGGAGCGACTGGTGGCCAGCGGTGGTGATGGTGCGGACCGGCTCCCCGGTGAGCGTCGTCATCTCCGCTCCGCCGCCGTTGTTGCGGTGGATCAACGCGTGCCGGTCGACCGTCGTGACCGTCGACAGGGCGTCACCGGTGGGTGCGGTGCGGCCGTTGCCGTAGTACGGCATGACGAGTCCGTGGTGGTTCCCGGACGCCGTGATGGTGGCGAGCGGGTCGGCCGCTGGTCGCGCGGTGGACCCGCCGCCACGGAGCTCGGCGAGGAACGGTGGGAACGCGAGGCCGGACTCGTTGCGGGTCGTCTGGGTGCGCAGCGGGTCGCCCATGGTCATGGGCTGCTTCCCCTCGCGGCCCTCAACCGGGACCATGACGGGCATGTACGCGATCGCCTTGGACTCGCGAGTGTGCATCGTGCGCAGCGGCTCGGACGCGGGCCAGGCCCGGTAGTACGAGCTCGGGTCACCGAACCCGGCGTGCTTGGGGTCGGCGGCGTCGTACTGGTTGCCGCCGTGCTCGACATGGATCGGAGACCAGTACCGTTCGATGCCGACCTGGATGCGTCGCATGGTCTTCTCAGCGAGCGGCTTGGCGCGGTCCCCGATCCGGGTGCCGGGGTTCGACCAGTCAATGATCGACGAGGCCGGGAGCCACGCGGGCTCGACGACCTGGTTGCGGCACGCGACGTTCGGGCACCGGTACAGGTACTGCGAGCGGTACCGACCCGGGCGGGTCTGCCCGTCGCCCTTCTTCCACCACTGCATCGCGTCGACGATCTGGTCGCAGCCCGCGCAGTACGCCTTCGGGCGCAGCATGCGATCGAAGTCCGGGGCCCGGTCGCCGGTACGCCAGAACGCGATGTAGACGCGGTCGCGCGACTGCGGGGCCGGGAGCCCGTACCCCTGGGCGTGCATCGAGTTCATCGAGATGATGCGGTGCCGGTACCCGAGCGCGTGCATCGCGGCCAGCCACGACTGGAACAGCCCGCCGCGCACGCCCCAGGGAGAGGACCAGTCGACGACCTCGACGACGTTCTCGACCAGGACCGCCTTGTAGTGGTGCGCCTCGGCGAACCGCACGACGTCCCACATCGTCGCCCGCGACCGCTCGGCCGCAGCCTCGGGCAGGACGTCGCCGAACAGGTCGGGCTGCTGACCCGCGAGCTTGCGGCCCTTCGCTCGCGAGTGGTTCGTGCACTCCGGGGACGCCCACAGGAGATCCGTCGTCGGGACGTATCGCGGGTCGGTGTTCGAGATGTCGGCCTGCAGGTGGTCGGTCTCGGGGTGGTTCGCGTTGTGCGTCTCGATCGCGACGTCCCAGTGGTTCGCCGCGAGCTTCACCTCGACGCCAGGGACGCCAACGGCGCCGGTGGACGAGCCGCCGGCGCCGCAGAAGAGATCGGTCATGGTGAGGTTCGCGCTCATGGCGCGACCTCGTCAGCCTCGGGCTCGGCCTCGGCGACGGGCAGGTTCGCGATGTCGCGCTTGAGGTTGTCGATCACCGCGGATGCCTCGGGCTTCGTGAGCTCCTTGGTGGAGCCGACCATGCGGCCGATGACCTGCGAGGCGTAGGCCAGTCCGTCGTCGCGCGTGGCGATGCCGAACTCCCCGAACGACGCGTGCAGCGCGCGGAGCTGGTCCGGGGTGATGGTCGGCTCGGTGGCGTCGGGCACGAGCTCGCCGGCGGCGAGGACGTCGGCCGCGGACTCGCGACGCGCGGGCTCGGCGGGCGCAGCCTCGCGCGCCTCCTCCTCGGTGTACGTGACGCCGTAGAGCGCCTCGGGGCAGGCGGTACGCGCGCACTCGGTGATGGCGCGGGCCTTGAGCATCGCGGACGCGTACTTCTTCCAGACGTCCTTCGTGGACAGCCCGGCGGCGCGGGCCTTCTCGATCGTCCAGGTGGCGGTGTAGACGAAGTCGGGGTCGTCGGCGCGGACGATCTCGGCGCGCGCGCTCTGGTCGTCGCCCTGGACGCGCAGCCGGTGGCCGGCCCTGCGGACGTTCGTCGCGATGAGCTCTGCGGACGCCGACGGCTTCCCCTCGATGACGTGGATGCGGTACAGCGACTCGGCGGGCGCGAGGCCCATCGCGGCGCCCAGGTTCACGGCGACCAGGACGGCGCCGGGGTCGTCGCGGTAGGCGCGCGGGAGGATCGACGAGGCGGAGACGGTCTCGGCGAAGCGCCACTGCTCGGCGAGCGGCAGGGCGGCGGTGGTCGTGACGAGGTCGGTCATGATGCGTACTCCTCGATGAGGTCGGGTGCAGAGTGCCAGCGCGGCGGTGCGATGCGAGTGATGCCGGTCGGGTAACCCGGCCACTCGCCGCGCTCGAGGCAGCGGGCGTAGAGGTCGATCGCGGCGCGCGTCTTGGCGCGCCCGATCGTGAGGTAGTCGACGTCGAGCTCGACGACCGATACGAGGTGCGGCGCCTCGGTCTCGACGAGGACGTGTAGGAAGCGGACTGCGGTTCCGCCGGCCTGGGCGAGGCCGTCGAGGTAGTGCGCGGCCTGGACGTCGTAGCCGAGGTTCGCCGCAGTCCGGGCGAACTCGCGAGGGTCCCCGGAGCGCGCTGTCTTGAGATCGACGACGACGCCCGCGGCCTCGTGCAGGTAGTCGAGGCGCCCGCGGCAGCGAACGCCGGTCTCGAGGTCGTCCCAGATGAGCGACACCTCGGGGCGCCCGCCAGCGAACAGGCGGCCGGCGTCCGGGTGGGCCTTCACCTTCTCGGCCATGGCTGTTGCGGTGTCGTACTGCGAGGGCTTGAGCGGCACGCCGCCCACGGCACGGACGGCCGCGACCTCCTCCTTGACCGCGTTCGTCCGCCACTCCTCGGCGTCGACCCGCACGAGGTCGAGCCCGGTGCCGAGCACCATGCCGTGGACGGCGTGGCCCAGGTCGAACGCGGTCTTCTCGACCCGATGTGCACGCGAGTGCTGGTAGCGCGCCGGGCTGTCGAGCATGGCCTTCACGCCCGTCGAGGACAGTCCCGGGAGCGCGTGGTACTCGAGCTCGGGGACGTCGTAATGGATGCCGGTCTCGATCACTTCCGCCCCTCCTTCTTGCGGCGCTCGTCGACACGTCCGGCCCACCACGCCGAGGCGAAGAGGAGGACGAGGCAGACCGCTGTGCCGACGACGTCGGCCCAGGTGGCGCTCATGCGTCCACCTCGGTCCCGTGCTCCTCGACGTATCGGTCGACCAGGCCGCGGAGGTGCTCGCCCGCGCCGTGCCACTCCGTGGTCTGGTAGTGGCCGCCGAGCTCGAGGGCCCGGAACGCGATCGCGGCCTGGGCCACAGGCGCGAGGGCTTGGACCTTGTCGATCGCGTCGTCGCGCTGGCGGACGAGCGTCGCCTGCTCGTGCTGCTCGAGGGTCCTCATGCGACTGCCTCCGTGACGGTGATGCGGCGGATGAGGTGGGCGGGGTATGGGGAGTCGTCCCGGTCGCGGCGCGCGCGCTCGATGCTCTGGCGCCACTGGACGTAGTCCGCGAAGGTGTGGGCGTCGTCGTCGCACCAGCAGGCGGCGTAGACGACCTCGCCCTCCGGGGCGGCCGCGACGCACTCGGCGGCCGCACGCTCGATCTGGTCGGCGAGGCCGGGCGGGAGCGTCGCGAGCAGTGGTCGGAATCGGTCCGTCGTGGCGGTCATTACGCACCGTCCGCGAGCCACGCCTCGGCCTGGTCTGCGAGCGATCCTGGCGCGAACGCCTCCATCTCGACGTCGTCGTAGGGCAGCGACGGGTCCTGGATGACCTGCTCCCGCTCCGGGATGGCTGCGAGCTCGCGAGACACGAAGCCCTCGAGCACCGCGACAGCCTCGCGGGGCCCGTGCTGACGGAGAGCGCCCGACGCGATCACTAGCGCCTCATCCTCGGTGGTGGCCGTCGAGCCAGCGCCGAAGAACAGGGCCGGGATCCGGCGGGGGAGGGCGGGGGAGGACAGTGCCTCGAGCGCCTGCACTGGGAGGGGGGCGAGACGTCGACGACGGAAGAGGTTCAGGGGGTTCATGTCAGATCTCCTTCTCGGCGGGGAGCGCGTCGTACCACTCGCGCAGGTCGGTGACGTCGACGAGGCACTTGCGACCGCGGAAGCGGGCCTTGATCTCGCCTGCATCGATCGCGCGCTTGAGCTCCCGGTCCGACAGACCGACGAGTGCAGCGGCCTCCGCGCGGGGCACTGCGATCGGGGCGATGGCGCTCACGCGGCGTCACCGCCTGTGACATCGAACTCGCCCTGGTCGACGACCTTTGTGAGCGACTTGGCGAGCGCCTCGACACCCTTCGCGGTCACGCGGACCTGCGGGGTGTCGATGACGCGCTCGCCCGTCTCCGGGTGGTGGTGCCACCGCGCGCGCTCGGCGAGTGCGCCCTGGTCGATGCGGCGCTGGTACGCGCGGGGCTCGTTGGCCTCGTTGCGGTAGATCCAGCCGTTGGCCTGCATCCAGTCCCGCAGGCGCTTCTCGCCCGTGAGGATGCCGTGGTCGCGGCTCAGGATCTTCGCGGCCTCGTTCACGCTGAGATCGCCGGACGTCGAGAGGAACGCGTCGAACGCCTCGGCGCGCGGGGTGAGCGCGGCGACCTGCTCGGTCGTCGCGGCGAGTGTCGCCTGCGCCTCGATGAGCGCCGCGGCCATGAGTGCTGGGCCGGTGAGCTGCGGCGTGCCGTAGGACCCGGTCTGCATGATCTGCGGGACGACGTCGTGGGTGAGCCAGCGGCGGAAGCGGCGGGCGTCGGGCTTGCGGGAGTCGAGGGTGACGTCGATGACGCCTGACTCGGTGACCGCGTGGGCGCGCTGCGTGCGGCCCAACGAGTCGATGACCTCAGTAGTGCTTAGGTCATCCCCGTCGAGCCTTCCGGCGACCATCGATGGGTTCCCGAGGTCGAGAACGCGGCAGATGTCCGCCAGAACGAAGAGCGGCTTGCCGTCGGGGCTGACAGTGGTGCGGACGGCCTGGCCGTCGAAGTCGAACGGGGTGATGTCGGTCATGAGACCATCTCCTTGGGTGGTGCCCCCGTGATTCCTTGGTCGGAGCGGGGGCGCTGTCATGCCTGGGGTGATGCACGCAGCTCCACGCCGGGACCTACCGGTTGGCTGCGCATCCACACATGAGTTCCGTTCCCTGCCGGGGCCCGCCGCGTCCACGACTGCTCCCTCTCGGCGTGCTTCCCGGGCCGCGTAGGACGGTTGTCGTCCCGGGATATCTGCACTCATGCGCTGTATTCAGGTGTTCAGCACTCCGACCCAGCACCGCTGAATCGGATATCTGATATCGCTAGGCCGCAGAAGACGTCCGGATGCTCATCGGGAAGAGTTCCACGAAGTCGACATCCAGGAGCTCGGCGATCTGTAGCAGCTCGTCCGTGTCGAACGCCGAGCGGCCCGTCATGCGGTCGCTCATCGTCGTGACGGAGATGCCGAGTGCTACAGCGAGCTCCTTCTGGGAGGTCCGGCGCCGAGAGAGGCAGGCCCGCACTTCGGCGGCGATCGCCCCTCGGGAGTAGGTGAGTTCCATGGCTGTAGTTCTATCAGATATCCGATAGGAGACGCAACGGCTGACGCGCGGCGTGTCGGATATCCGATAACGTGGAGCCATGACCAGTGACTTCTCGAAGGCGTTCGCACGGCACCTGCGCGACATCATGAGCGAGCGGGATGTGCGACAGGTGCCCCTCGCCGAGCGGCTCGAACGCTCGCAAGGCTTCGTTTCTGAGCGCACGAGCGGGCGACGACCAGTCGACACAGACATCATCGCGGCCGTCGCAGAAATGGCCGGCATGGGTGCGCGTGAGCTTGTCGAGGAGATCTCGACGCGGATGCGCGACGCTCGCCAGCAAGGGGCCACCGTTCATGCGTTCCCCGGCGCGGGCGTGTCGGCCGGGACAGGCGTGTCGGACGTCGATACGGTCCTTGAGAGGGCAGTGGCGAACGAGGATCCGACCCTGGAAGAAGAGGGCATCGCTCAGCTCGACTAGCTAGGAGGACTGGGCATGCAGGACCTGATCGACTACGCGCTTGGACGCGGCTGGGGAGTAAAGTACCGCGACCTCGGGCGGCGGAACGGCGAGTACTCCCGAGGGTTGATCACGATCAACGATCGCCGGCGCACCGGCTTCACGATCCGCATGACCATGGCGCACGAGATCGGGCACGCCCACCACGACCACGCCTGGACCGACGACCCTGCTCTGAGCGCCCGGCAGGAGCGCGAGGCCGACATGTTCGCGGCGCAGATCCTCATCTCGCTCGAGGAGTACGCGCGCGCCGAGCGCATCGTCGGGGCCCACCCTGGAGCGATCGCGAAAGAGCTCGCCGTCACGGAGAACTACGTGCTGCTGTGGCGCGAGAACTACGTCCGGCCGCGCGCTCGGCTGCGACACCTGCGTGCAGTCTGAGCGTCGACGCGAACTTCACCCGAGCGGGCCGCTACGCGCGTCGGTGGCGTAGGGGAGGATCTGCACCATGACCAAGCCTCGTGAGCTCAAGCCTGTTGGATACCAGCTCTGGTTCGCGCTCGGCGCGCTCCTTCTCGGCATCCTGCTCGCGCTCGCACAGGTCGAGACTTTGCCGTTCCTGCTCTTCGTCCTTGCGTTCATCTGGGGTGTCATCGGCATCACTCGTGCGATGAAGATCCACCGGTACGTCACGCGCCGCTCGAGCGTCGACTGAGCCTGAACGCACGAAAGCCCCCGCCTGATGGCGGGGGCTCTTCTGCGTGCGCCTACTGCTCGAGAGCCAGGAGGCCGTCGAACGCAGACATGGCCTCGCGCGCCATCGTGATGTCGATGTGCGTGTAGCCCGCGGTCGTCGTCGCGGACGAGTGTCCGAGGATCTCCATCCGCGTCTGCTCAGGCACGCCGAGCTTGTAGAGCAGCGTCGCCGTCGAGTGTCGCGCCGAGTGGAGCGGCATGTGGGGGAGCCCGGCCTGCTTGAGCGCTTCGCCCCACGCCTCCCAGTCGTCCGAGGGGTCCCAGGGCAACCCTGCAGGGGTCGTGAAGACGAGGTCGCCCTGGACTGACTCGAGGTGTCGGCGCATGACCTGCCAGAGTGTTGCCGCCATCGGAACGCGGCGCCACGAGGTGCGCGACTTCGGCCGCAGCAGCCACAGATTGCCATGGACCTGCCGCGCCTCTTGCCCCTCCGGGATGTTCATGTGCCGGCTTGGGCAGTAGCCCGCCCTCGCCTTCGCGCACGGCCAGCCGGACCCGGTCTTCGTGCCACATCCATGCTTCCAGGTGAGGCGCTGGAGCTGCCAGGCGACGGTGATCGTGCCCGACTCGAGGTCGACGAACTCGCGCGTCAGGCCGAGGCACTCGCCCTGCCGCATGCCGGCGAAGAGCGCGAGCGACCACCTTGGAGCGCCGTGCGGGTCGTCGGCGACAGAGCGCAAGAGTGCGATGGCCTGATCCGCCGAGAGTGCGTCTCGCTCGACGACGGCCTTCTGTGGCGCGTCGACGAGTGTAGCGACGTTGCGCATCACCATGCCGTCTCGCTCAGCGTCCGTCAGGCACTTCGCGAGGACGCGGTGAGCCTGCAGCGCGGTCGTCGTCGAGAGCCCTCTCGTTACCGTCACGTAGTCGTGCATCTGGCGGACGTGCGCAGTGGTCAGCTTGTCGAGTCGGATGCGCCCGATCGACGGGAGGATGTACCTGTCGATCACGCCGCGATAGGAGTCGAAGGTTCGCGGCTTGAGCCGCTTCACCGCGATCTGGTTGAGCCAGCGGTCGATCCACTGCGTGAGCGTCGGAGAAGCCGTGGGCAGGTCCCCGTTCCTGGCGAGCTCGCGCTGGAGTGCGCGGAGCTTGGCCTGGGCGCCCTCTTTGGTCTTGGAGGCGATCGTCTTGCGCCGTCGCTTGCCGTCGTGCGAGGGGAGCGTGACGGATACACACCACAGGCCATCGCTCGCGCGCTGGTAGAGCGCCCCGGCGCCCGCGTCGCGCCTGCCGGTCTTGCTCGCCAT